ACCTGGCAAAAATAAATGGATCCCAAATATTGATCCTGTTACAACAAAAACAAAATCTTCGGGTAATGTAAAAACTGCATCAACAGATACTAGTTGGGCAGATCGTATTGAACGTGAAAATGAATTGATGGACGAAGGTTTGGATCCTAATGCAGCATCGAAACAAGCATTAATAGACTTCCCTGTCCTTCAAGGATCTGGAATGGGTATGGGTGGTGCAATACCAACACCACAAATTGTACCTGTGCCTAGTCCACCAAAGATAGTTTACATTCCAGAAACTAAAAAAGAGGAGAGTAAATCTAGAAACGCAGTTATAGATCCACTTGGTAAAAACTCGATGGAGATTGTATCATGAAGGCATTACCTCCCGCAATGTCAAAACAAGGTGGTGGACTAGCAAAGTTCATTGCAAATCCTAGTGCTATTACAAAGGCAATGGATCTCCCTGCGTCTCAGCAGACTGTTGATATATCTGCTACAGATACAACACCTAAACCAGTAGTAGCACCAAAGGCGTTACCAGCTGCAAATCTCATACCAGACCCTATAGCTGCATATGGTCAAGATACAGATGGTAGTACAATATATGATAAGAAAGAGAGAATAAGAAGATTTAAAGAGGAGAGAGCTAAGAGAGCTGCAGGATTTGTAGCACCTCCAAAAGAAGCAGGAGATATACCAAAGGTAGATAAGTTAGAAGATGCAGGAATAGGTGAGAAAGATGTTAAAGAGAAAGTCAAGAAAGATCTAGAAGATAATCTTGAGATAGATCCTAAAATGAAGAAGGCATTTATGGATGCCTTAGCACTTCCTGCAAAATCTGCTGCTGTTGCGATGACAGATTTGTTAGCGAAGATTCCTGCACCAAGTAAGGAAGCATCTAAGATATTGAATAGAAACATATCCAAGATATCTAACTCATTCAAGTTAGGTGCTGCTAGTTCTGAAGTTGCTAATGATGAAGAGGATAATGATAATAAAGATGGTAAAAAAGCACCAAGTTTACTCAGTGCATTAATAGGTAAAGCAATTAATTTTGTTAAAGGTAAATCTAGTAGTCAGGAGTCAGGAGGTGGAGACCAACCACAATTACCAGGTTCATCACCACAACAAAACTTATTGCCAGGTGCATCTGGTGATCCTACATTTGGAAGACGTGCACCATATACAGGAACTGCAGATGGTATAGGACTTGGAGACGGTTCAGGCAGAGCTATGCAACCTATCAAAAAACGTAAGTCAGCAGCAGCAAAATTATTTGGTATGACACCTATGGGCATGGCATTTAATGCAGGAACTAAAATGTTTAAAGGTGCTAAGTCATTTATGAAATCAAATACCTTTAATAACATAAAGAACATAGGTGGTAAGGCATTAGGTATGACACCGATGGGTATGATGGCGAAGTTTATGATGAAAAATACAAAGATTGGAGGTATATTTGCAAAGGGTGAACAGAAAACTAATCTAACAGAACTAACTGATAAAACTATACAAGAGAACAGAGAGAGTGCTGACGCCAAAACTAAGAAAGACATTGCACTTGCAGGAGGAACTGGTGATGCAATATCTTCATCAATGCCTAGTTCACCATCGTCTGATCCCGAAGGTGGTGCTCTTGCACAACCAGAAATCAAGGAGTCTCCATACCTTGATGTATACAACGTCACTTCGCAATTCTAATGTCAGTTAATACACAGTCTAATTTTCAATTAATTAATTTTCAGATTGCGGACTTTCCTCCAATAACTGTTAATCAGGTATTGTATGTCAAATACACTGAGGATATCCAAGTTGCTACTATGAGAATGGAAGTACAAATTACTGATAGTGAGACTGGTATGTTGTCAGAACTAACAGGTATGGAAAATGTATTCATACGTATAGGTGACAGCGAAGGTAGAACAGAAATTGGTGGAGACTTTGTTATCTATGACATACAAGATAGAAGAAATGTGGGTGGAAAATCATCTGCTGTACTTATGCTATGCACTCAAGATTTTTTAAATAACGCTGCTAATAAATTATCACGTAGATTTGGTAAAGGTTTAGGTAAAAAAATACATGATATTGTCAGAAAAGAAATACTAGAAGATTTGATAGGAGTACCTGATGAGAAATTGGCAAAGTTTGAACCATGTGTTAATAACTTCTCATTTGTGTCACCGTATTGGAATCCATTTACTGCAATTAGATGGTTAGCTTCAAAAGCAATACCTGTCTCAAAAGGTAGTGGTAAAGCATCAACTGCAGGATATGCTTTTTATGAAACACGAGCAGGATATAATTTTGTATCCTATGATTACTTTGCTAAACAAACTCCTGTTACACGTATGGTTGTTGGGCATGAAGGTGGAGAATTAGAAGACGAAGAGGATACAGGAATTACTAGTGTTGATAGTATAACCATAGAAAGTTCAGTTGATTTATTAAAGGGTTTGAATTTAGGTTCTTACTCTAGTAATGTGATGACACTTGATATAAAGGACATGAACTACCAAGAGTATCCTTTTAACATCAATAAATATTATGAAGATGTTCAGACTTTAAATTCAGGTGCTACTCCAGAATTTTATAAAGGATTTGATAACAACTTGACATTTACAAGAATTATGTCTAAGGTATCAGACTCTGCATTGTTTACAGAAGGTACATACACACAAGGATTTACAAAGCAACTTTCACAATCCAGTTTAAGAGAAAAATTATTTTACAGCAAAAAAGTTATAGTAGAATTAATATCAGATTATTCATTAGAGATAGGTGAAGTTGTGCAGTTAGATATTTACAAAGGTGGTAGAGACAGAGAGCAAGACTTTGCAAACTCTGGTAAATATGTTATTGGTAAAGTTGAAAGAACATTCAAATCTAGTCAGGATAAAATGACTACTAGACTTACATTATATACTGACTCAGACGGTCAAGAATCATGAACGAAAACATCGCTAATTTTATAGGTAAGGAGGGGTTCAACTGGTGGATTGGACAGGTAGAGAATGATGGTTCAAAATTTTGGAATGCTGAGTTAGAAGATGGCAATGGTGACTTTGATTATGGTGACTTTGATTGGACTAACAAAGTAAAAGTTAGAATCATAGGATACCACAGTCCTAATAGAAAAGAGTTACCTACGTATGATCTACCATGGGCTCAGGTATTGATGCCCCCAATATATTCACAACGTTCTGGTATAGGATCTATTCATCAGTTGCAACTGAATAGTTGGGTTGTTGGTTTCTTTATGGATGGTGCTTCAGCACAGATTCCTATTGTTATGGGAACCATAAGTGATGAGAACCCAGATAGTAGTTATGGAGTTGAGGGTGGTAAACCTCAAGGATTTGCACAAATAACGAGTGTTAATTATAAGAAAAAAGATCATGGTACACAAGGTAGTTCTGCAGCTAACACTGGTAGTACAATTCAGAAAAATGAAGAGACTGGTATAGATGAAGCACCTACAAAAAATGCAGGACAAAAAACAGAAGAAGGAACAGAAGAAACTAAGAATGAACGTGGTGCTGCAGAGGAGAAGAGTGAGAAACAAAAGATAGCAGATGAGAAGCAGAAAGTAACAGTCCAAGTTGGTAATGGTAAGTGTGGATCAGAGACTGCTACAAAACTAGAAGGTCCTCTTGCTGAGTTTATGAAGTTTGCTCGTGGAGTAGAAAAGAATGATATAGATCAGTTTATTAATAAGTTAGATGGTACTGTCGTTGATCTTGACTATGAAATCAACATCATGTCACAACGCATACAAAAGAAACTTACAGGACTGACCGCTAATATCAAGGGCGTGGTCATGGAAGAGACTAATAAACTTGTGCAAGATGGACTTGCCAGTCTTAGTGTACCAGACCCAGAGTTAGATGTTGCAGTCAGAGATCAATTAAAAAACGTTGGAGATCTTGTTTCATGTTTATTCAAACAGTTAATAGGTGAACTTGGTGACTTTATCAAAGGATTATTAAAAGATCTAGTAGAAAATGTATTAGACACTGCACTATGTCTTGTTCAAAATATCCTTGGTGATATTATGAAGAAACTCATGGATAGTATCACTGCTGCATTAGGTATATTGAAAGGTATTACAGGTGCTATCAAAGGTGCAAGAGACAAGATACAAAACTTACTTAATAAAGTTGGTGATTTCTTGGATCTATTCTGTGATGGTGCTCTATCATGTGCTATTGGTGCATCTGTTTTTGATACTGGTATTGGTGCAAAAGCAAAAGGAAACGATGCTACACAAAAGCAGATAGATCAATATCCAGTCAAACCTCCTAACTCTGTATCAGTCGTTGGTAGTGGTAAACCTGTCAATGGATTTGTTCCTGCTGTAGATCGTAATGGAGTCAAAAAGATATTTGATGTTAATAAAGGAACGTTAGTAGATCTTAGTAGTGCAGTTGGTGTAGCAACTGGACTATCACTTAAAAACTTTGATACACGAGGACCTCTAGAAAAATTTGAGGGTATAAATTTCTATGACTCATCAGGTAATATTTCATCAGCAGCAGTTAACTGTAGTAACAGCATCCTGAACAAGAAACCATGCTTCCCCGAAATGGTATGGGATAATTTACAGTCAACAAGTCCTATAAAAGCGTTACCCATAGTAGATGACATAGGACAAATACTTGGCGTGTTGATGCAAAAGAAAGGTAGCAACGTCAATACAGAAGCGACAGTTAAAGCACAGTTTACATGCAATGAACCAGAAGGAAGTGGTGCAACATTCAAACCAAATATTGTAAATGGTAAAGTTGATTCTATCGAAGTTCTAAAACCTGGCGTAGGATATGGATTTGATCCTGCAAGTACATATTGCCCTAACGAACAATATGGTATATTGGTACCTAAAGCAGGACTACAGCAACATGTTAATGATGGTGAATATATTGAACAAGTAATTACAGGCAATCCAGATATACTACAGGTAGTTGATACTGATTATGACGAGAGTAACATATTGATTGCGACTATAGATCCTACATTTAACGCAAACTTAGTCGTTGGATTACAGTTAAAAACCAAATCTGGTCATGAGTTTATATTAAACTTTAACAATAAATTCCCAACACTTGTAATACCACAAAATGCAACAGCAATATACGCTAAGTGTGGTGATATAATACCTAAAGTTGATGAGATTAATATAGTAAGTGTTGGAACTGATTATGTAGATCCAATAATTACTATTGGTACAGGAGCGAAGAAAAAGCAGATTGGTTCTGCTACAACAGATAAGGATGGTAAGTTAGTAAAAGCAGTTGTAACAGAGGCTGTCTTAGGATTTGTAAAACCTGTTGTTGAGGAAAAATTAGCAGCAGGAACTGGAACTGGTGGATCTTTAAGTGTAGTATATGCATTTACAAGTCCTAGAGAGATCAAAGAGAACAATATCTTGCCACTCACACAATATATTGACTGTGTAGGGCATCCTATGATAAAATCTGCTATAGAAGATGAAGAATCTGGTTTGACTGACTCAGGATTTAATTTAGTTGATAGTACACTAGATGATACAACACAACTTAATACTACTGTTGCAACTCAGTCTCAACAAACAGTCGCTGATCCAGTGTCAACTCCTGTAAATCAGGACACCACACAACCAACACAACAGACACAGCAGCAACAAACTCCACCATCAACACCACCCGCACAAAATAATCCACCACAACAAGGTGGTTATGGAGGTTACTAATGTCTGACATCAATCCATTTACAGGTGGGACTAACGATCCTAACACAGCACCTAATACAAAAATAGAATATCCTCTAAACTGGGTTCAAGCAACATCTGCGGGTCATATGTTCGAGATGAACAATACCAAGGATGGAGAGTACATACGTTTGCTCAATGCAAATGGCAATTTTTTGAATATAGATGAGAAACAAAACAACAATCTAGTTTCTTATAATGATACATATATCTTATCAGACCATAATCTTGTTATAAAAGTCGGTAAAGACGTAAAATCTGACCGCATGGCATTACATATTATTGGTGATGTCAATCTTTATGTTGAAGGTGATATGCACAGTGAGGTTGAAGGTGACCGTTTTGATAGAGTGAATGGTAACTACCAGATGCAAGTCGGTGGTGTATGCACCATTCAGTCAGATGAGAACTTAGCAATACAAGCTAAGAATGAAATGAAATTAGAATCAAATGCCTACACAAACAAGACAACGTTCTTGGAAAATGATTTGAGTGAAGGCGGTTCTGTCAAAGAGAACGTAACTGGTAATTATGAAGTTAAAATACTAAAATCCACATCTACATTCTCTGTTAATAGTGATGGAGATATTCGTACACGTGCTGCAGGGTGCAGATATGAAAAAGTTGATGGTAACTTACTCACTAATGTGGGTGGTAAAATCAAAACACAAGTAGATGGTGGAAATGTATCATGTATAAATGGAGGTGCATTCGATGCAATGATCTCCTCACCTGATAGTAATGCATACAAATTAAATGTATCAGGAAACATCAAGATGGACGCCAGTGGAAACATTGACCTTGATGGTTCTGAAATATACTTGAATTGATTGTAGATTTCAATTAACACACATGACACAACATCACATGTCAGTAAGCAAGCAAGAAGCAGAATTTTTAAAGTGTATTCTTGCAAAACATTTAGACGATTACGTCGAGGAATTAGTGCGAGAAGATAAAACAGGCAACGCAATGGATAATATGAAAGCAAATAGAGAAGCAGGACTTGAGTTAATGAGTAAGGTTGAAGAGACCATCAGACGTGCTGCTAGGGCGGGTAACACCACCTACTTTACAAACTCCTGACCACGTGTTATACTGATTATATCATCGCATCTTATTAATGTATAACGAAGAACACCAACAGGATACTATGGAAACACTTGA